GCAATGACGAAAAATGAGTCATCATCGGACACTGAATAGTGGTCGAGGCACTGCCTGCCTTGACATCGAAAGGGAAATTGTGGGTTATCAGTTCCTCGGAGTTCACAGAAAGAATATCCGCAGGTTTGTTGGCCGCACCAACATACACTGAATCGACACGCGTGCCAATGGGGGCCACCACAACGTAACGAACTGATCCATATTGCATCCTGAATGGAAGAGCTAATCGGGAATGTGGCGTCCGACGTAATGGCGTGCCAGTCAATGCAGAAGCTGGGAAGTTGCTAAGGAAGCCTGAAACTGGAATCTTAACGAAAGTTTCGCCAGGTCCAACTGTTTCCTCCCACAAAAGACCAAAACGCTTACCTGCAGCAGAAACTGAAACAGTGACTTGCATCAGTCCTGGCGTTGGGGAAGCGGCTTCGGCACTAGGTTCAATGATCATCTCAGGTGCCACTGAATCATCCACTGGAACAGATTGGGCCTCCATTTCAAGTACCAAATCTTCAATGTCGGGCACGTCATCAGCAACAGCAGGTGGGCCAGAAATTGGAACAAAAGGGGTGAGACTATTGTTGCACAAACCATAGCCATAGAGTTGAAAATCATCATGGCCCTTGGAGTAAACAATGATGGAAACACTCGATGCCGTTGTGGTGACAGTGCGCAATGGGGTTAGCACAGTGATTGAGAACGAACCCATCAACTCCTGGTCCTCAGAAAAGGACGCACCAGTGTGGATTCGAAGCCGGTCAGTTTTGGCCCGATAAGGGACAACAAAATCATAAACCTTGTGGCCATCTTTCAAATCAATGATCGTGGCATACTGGCTCATATTCTCAACAAGGTCGAGCGGCGAAGTGGCTGACCCATAATTAGTAGTGATGGCTAACCTGCCCGTCATCGAGGGACAGGTGGGTATCTGAAGCCGGTAGACAAGCCCACCAGACCACTGATTGTGCATACTGGACCAATAACCGAGGGCGTTAGGTGTCAAGGGCGCTCCCAGGTTTGCACCATACAAATGTGGAACTGGAGTCAAGTCAAACTGGAACTGGTCTCCAACCAAGGTCGAGGTGGACCAAACAATCTCAGTACTCAGAGCTGTAAAAGTCCTCACCATCTCAGAGAGGGCCATACGATCCACACCATCTGAGAAAATAGCAGGGGTTGAAAGAACATCGGAGCCGGGATCCAATGCCATGACATTCCCGTACTGAAGGTTCCGTGCATGGTTCATCATTGGCACGCCACGCTCAATGACAGGCATGTAATTGGTGCCGATGTTGGGGGCATCGTTCTTGTACGTGGCATCCAGTTGGCCATCCTGGTCAAAGGTATCACCAGTGTCGCCAACATCAATGGTGCCAGCAACAACCTGATCAAAATTGTAAGTGTTCTGAACAGTCTTGGATGCCAAGCCTCCCTCTGGGACCAAACCAAACAATTGGGGCTGCAAGTGCCGAGCATGAACAGAAGTGTCGTGCACAATCGTCTTCAAAGGGGTTGAAGTCGCCTGCAGAGCCTGCGTCACAGGCAACACCTTTTGCAGCACCTTAAACTGTGACCCTGGGAACCGCGCAAAGACGGAAATGCCCACGTTAGCCAAACCACCGACGCCCGTTTGAATAGGCGCAAGAACGTCCATGCGTAATGTGCCCAAAGAGTCGGTCGGGTCACTATATGCTAGGAAATTCTTGTAGTGAACGTACGGTATGGTCAAAACCGTGTTAGCACTAGAGTCAGGGTAGATGAAAGCGTGATTGAAAAGGGTCCAGTCCTGCGGATGTGAACCTTGGACCGCAGCAGAGTCAGCAATCGATGTAAGTGGAACAAAGTAGACAACCAAACAACCAGAATGAAAGGGTGTACCCTGCATCTGGAAACTTACCTCAACGTCACCGCGCCAAAGGTACATTTGTTTGAATGGAGTCAAAGCAGGGCCACGAATGACATCCTGTGGTATGGCCCAACTACGAACGTTGGTGTACTGTGGGTCAGGTCCAACAGACAAGTCCTCAATGTACTGTAAACGCTCTGCCAAGCCCAACAAGTCAAATTGCCGCTCAGGTACGGAACTATCAATGGCATGTGCATGACCCATGACAGTCGCCTCAACGCGCTCAGTATCATTGATGGCAATGCCACCAGTCCCAGACTCAAGGACAAATGCGTCCAAATCAGCGGCACCATGCCCCGTCTCCTTGTTGACATAGTTCCACTCCAACAACTCGTATGGGGGCAGCTGTGGCTTGGCTCCCTTCTCTCTGGCAACCTGAGCAATGTCCTCAACCAATTCCTTATATTCGGACTCCTCCCATCCATAAAGCCTGGCACAGGCATCCTGAGCACAGACATTGGAGGCGACCTCCACGTCGAGGGTGTTAGTGACATATTTGAGGGTCTTTGCCACACATGACCTCAATGGTCGATTGACCCAACGTGTGCCAAGGGGCGTTTCCTTGGACACAGAAGTCCCAGACAAGAAGACACACCTCTCGATAAGGTCCAGACCAACTTTTTCTTGACTCTTTCTGCCAGGAGTGATGGTGATCCCCATGGTCGCACAAAATTCGACAAACTGAGACCCATCAAAAATGTCCTCAATTTCAGGGGCCACAGAAACGATCAAGTCATCTCCAAAGCCCTGAACTCGCACGTACTTGAGAAAGCCATTGACCCCAGCATACTTTGAGTCTTTGATAGAGTGAAGCCAAGACATGAGTAACAGCAACCAAAGCCACATGTTATTCAAAGCGGTGGTGAGGTAGAAGCCAGTTGCATTTCCATTAGTCTTCTGAAGCAGCAACTGCTGGAATGCAAGTGGGCAATGGATGACGTTCTTCATTAGGATGAGTCGTGCCCGTTGGTATTGGTAGTCTGTTTCTCCATTGTCGGCATACCATTTGTTGATGACAGTGGCGATGCCCACCGCACCAACTGGATGAAGTGTGGAGTCACAACTTTTCACATCAGCATCGAAGCCCTTGGTGGCACCGGTGGAACGTAAATGCATGTGCATCTTGTGCCAGTCTCCACTGTAGACGTCCATTCCAACTGCAGAGAAGGACTTGCCCTGAGAATCAATCATCGCCGCAATAAATGCACCAAAGAAAACTCGACACGCCAAGGTCATAGTGAGACTTTCAGCCAACACAGGTCTTGGTAAATCAATTTTCTCAGGAGCTCGGGTTTCATCCTTGGGAAAGACATATGCGGCCTGCATCGTCCACTTTCCTTCGATCAAACCACAAATGGCTTCTTGGACATCAACTTTGTCAGTGACATCAACAAAGTCATAATCTGCTGGTCCGACTCCAGCATTCACGTCATAGAAGAAGTCACGTTTCTTACAACCAGGATTGCGATGCTTCAATGGAAAACCAAGACCACCACACATGTTGAGGACCCCAATCCTACCAACACCATTGACGGCCTCATGCAAGGTCAGCAATCGGCCACCAACCTGCGGATCTGGCTGCCAATTGCGCAATTCCATGGACAAACAACCCTGTGCGATTTTGAACAAAACTGGAGGTGGGGGTAACTTCTGCGAAGAGATCTTGATAAGGCCCTGCTTCAATCCGGCATAGGATTCAGACAAGTTGACGGGGTCTTTGTCACAAGTCTTAGCAATCTCACAATCGGCGTACAAACCAATGACTTTGTGGCTCGTCTTCTGCCAGCTTGTCCGTTGCTCCTTATGAGACCCAAGTACCCGGAGGTACTTCGTGAAATCTGGCAAATTGGAAGGCTCAACCTCGGGCATCTCAATGTTGTAATCGAAGTTGCCGAGCATTTGGCGCTTGATGCCAGTGAGAAACTCAGATGTAATAGACATAGCATAGCTGCTCTTCTTGTCTTTGGTTCCCAAAACGTGCAAACCATAACAGAATGGCTGGCCACCAACGCTATCGGTGGCCAAGATGCCAAAACAATCACCAGCTTCAGATCCCGTGTAGCGAAACATCGCGCCACATTCCACCAGGTCGCAATTCTTGTTCGCATACCAACGCATTGGGTCGAAACGCCGCCGTGCCTGCGTAATCTCCCGACACTGGTCAGACAGGATCAAATACGCACTCGACAGCACTTGCGAGGCTGGTCCAGAAGGGTCTGACACAAAGTACCGCGAAATAGTGGGCAATGGTGAAAATGTAACTGGAGCCCTGAAAGCACACAAATCCATAGAAATCATCTTACCATCAACGTTGGTGCCCCATTCGATGAAAGTCGTCGGGTCAAAGACGACATCATGCTTCTCAGAACCATGACTGATCGTGAAAATCGCACCCTTGTCAGGCCGCCTGGATCGTTCATCATAGAATATGTGCTTGGGTGTAATGAAAACGTCTGCCCCAATGCACAAGGCCTGGCAATGTCGATCGTCAACTTCTAGGAAATAGAGATTGCGCTGGACCTTTCGACGCAAATTGCCAACCTGGTTTTGGCCACTCTGGGGTCGTAAGCCAAGTATTTCCATCTGTTGACGCATGCGGGCCGAGGGGCCACGGCGCTTGGATGGACGGACTCGCTGCGAACCACCGGAAGTGTCCCTGCTTGGTTGGAAACTCTCAAGTTCTTCATCGGGATCATGTCCATCACTCACGCGCTTGACACCAGCGTAAATGGCTGTCCCAAGGACCCCAATTGTACACAAAAGGCCAATAGCTTTAAGTATGTCTCGAGTTGAAAAGCCCTTCTCAGGCGTAATCCAAACGCGCGCCCTAGCAACTGCATCAGCTA